CATATACTGACGAGGAGTTAATTTTCGTGTTACTTGTTCCTGAAACATCATAAGCGTTGGTGTTTGTTCGTTGCAGTTACACTATACGCATATTATAATTTTTTTTGTTGGTTGCCTGTCTTCTTCAAACTTCCTTGTCTTCCTTGGAGAGATTGTGCAAGAGAGTATCGGAGTTGCTGTTGGTAATCTCTCCAGCCAACATAGAGGACTCATACAATTTCCTTAAGACATCGTTAGGAGCATTGCTGCCTACCTTGATGAGATTGTGTTCACGCAAATATGTTTTGATATCATTGATGCTTTTTCTTTGGAGTTCTTTTTGAGCTGTCAATACCTTTTTCCGTGTCCCTTTGTCTTTGATGAGCACTCCAACGCTTTTCTTGATGCGGGATTTGCCCAATGTATACTTTCTTTTCACTGTCTTCTTGGTGATGTGTTTGGTGGCAATCACGCGTCCTGCTCGTTGTGGCACAGGAGGGACTTGTGCTGGAGGTGTATTCACCACTGCAGGAATAGGAACAGTTGCAGGAATAGGAACAGTTGCTGGAAGAGGAATAGGAACAGAAGCAGGAATAGGAACAGAAGCAGAAATAGGAACAGAAGCAGGAATAGGAACAGTTGCAGCAGTATTCATCAATTCTGAAGATTTAATTGCTACAGGTTCGACCATAGGTGCTGGTGCGGCTGGCGATGCCATGGCTTTCTGTTTGCTAAGAATTTTGGCACGTAATTGCGCCAACCTTTCTTCTCTCATGGTCTTCTCTCCGCTACCGATAAGGAGAGAAGCATTTGGGTTGGTCACAATGTTGCTTCGCTGCGTTTTGGACCATTCACGGTAACAAGGTTTCGTCCCCCCTTTGAGCACACCATACGGGACATCGCTGTTCCGACGTTGCAATGTCAATGGGGTCGTGTTCGCTGGAGGAGCAACTTCTTGTAACTCTTCCGGTAATTCAATATTCACTTGTGGGGAGGAGGAGGAGTTCATTGAGTGATAATTGCGTACCGTTTTTCTCTCCAGCTCTTCTTTCCGTTTCTGTTTAGAGAGAAGCTGCAAATAATTGACAGATTCATTGAATTCATCTGTAAAACTCTTTTCTGCGATTGGTTTTTTCTCTCCTCCTTCTCTCCCAACGGATGTGGACAATTTGGCCTTGTCCAAATGCACTATTTCTTTTTGCTTATGCTCTTTGATGCGTTTCAGGAGTTTGCTTTTCAAGACGTTGGGAGATATCAATGGCACAATCTTCTCTGGTTTTTCTCTCTTCTTCCTGGTTGCATTTGCTTTTGGTTTAAACAAACTCATATTGATACTAATGGTTTTATTGGACATGTATTATGATTATAACAAATAAAAATAATTGTGCACATGGACGCTTTTTTTTCTAGGTTTTGGGGTTTTGGGGTTTTAGGATTTTAGGGTTTTGGGGTTTTAGGGTTTTAGGGTTTCTGGTTTCTGGTTTCTGGTTTCTAGTTTCTGGTTTCTACTTTAGGTGTACAAGGTGCTGTATAGGTGGCGTTTGAATGCCTCCTCTTCTTGCTTGCGCTTAATATCGTCGTTAGACATGTACGTTTGAAACCCTTTGTCTAAATCTGTCACTGTCAACCGCTTTTTGTCGGAATCAGGGAGACCAAACACTCGACGGCTGTGTGCAATCTTGCTTTTGCTCAAAAGGCTCTCCATATCACGACCATAAAACCGGAAACATTCTTTGTGTTTCTTAAACCAGTCTGCCCCAATGGCATCGTCTGTTGTCCATCCAATGTCTTCGACTTTTTTCAAGAAAATGCGGTAGAGGTCTTCGTACGTATATTCGTCTGTCTTAAACCGCCACGTAAAACGCGAGTCCAACCCTTGATTGAAACTGAAGAAACGTTCAGTCAGTTCTTTCTCGTACCCGGCAACAATAATCATCAAGTCGTCTCTGAAATCACTGGCGCATTCACACAACGTATCAATGCATTCTTTGGCGAAGCTGTCTCTCTTTTCGGTGTCACCAAGCGAATAGGCCTCGTCAATGAATAACACGCCACCAAGGGCTTCCTTCACCACTTCTTTGGTTTTCAACGCGGTTTGCCCCAAGTATCCTGCCACCAAATCACTCCGTGTGACTTTTTTGAAAGTACCCTTGGAGAGAACACCAATATGGCTATAGATGGACCCCATGATTTTGGCTATCTCTGTTTTCCCCGTGCCAGGTGGACCGTAAATGACCGTGTGCAAAAATTCACCCGAGGCATCCTTGTTCTTGTGCAGTCCCTGGACAAAGTAGAGGATTTGGTCAACCACGTTTTCCTTCAACGTTTGCATGCCCACCATGCGATGGAGTGCTTGGAGGGGAGTGTGAATATCATGGATTGCCTGCATATCAATGTTGTAGCAAATGCTTGGGTCGACCGGATACGTGTCCGCGAGGAGAAGAATGTCGGCAATCGAATGGATTTGGGCATCGATATGAACATTGGTTTTCTCGACGGGTGGTTTCGGTGCATTTGCGTTTCGTCGTGCGCGTCTGCATGGTTTGGTTTCTGAGGCGACTTTCAGCTGGTCGTCATACTCATTGGGGTCGACAAAATTGATGATGCCACTGCCAATCATGAAAAAAGAGGAGCGATTGTTTATGCTAAAATTCAGAGTGATGGCTTCCAGTATTTTATCAATGTCGTCTTTCACTCCTATTTTGTTGGTGTCATGGGTATTAGGAGGCTGTTTGGTATCATCCTCACGATGATGACGATGATGGCGCGGATGATGATGATGACCGCGATGATAGGTAGGCTCTTTCCCACCTTTGTCCAAAGTGCTTAAAAACCGATTGTAGTTGTTGATTTTCACGGGGTCGCGACGTGGGGGTTTTAGGTCGCGTCTTGATTTGGCTGTCATATTGTTTTTTTTTGTATGTATAATATATTTTTATCAGAGGCTCTAAACCAATCCCATCCACTACAACGCTGATAACTTCTTTAACAAAACAATTTAAAAATAAATTGAAATATAAAATAACCGTACCAACATGATACATAGTCACCCTACCAACAATATTGAACAAAACATGACCACTGAACGTGAAGAGACATTTGATTTGGAGAATGACCCCTACATTGAAACCCCTTGGTCCGTGTTGGAGTCCTATTTCAGTGGGCAACAATTAGAGCGGTTTGTGCGCCATCAACTGGAATCGTACAACAATTTCGTCGGGTATCAAATCACCAAAACCATCGAAATGTTCAATCCAGTGCACATCGCATCCGAACAGGATTTTGATGCCGCCTCGAAAAAATACGCCTTAGAAATATTCATAACTTTTGAAAATTTTAATATTTATAGACCCCAAATTCACGAGAACAATGGAGCCACCAAACTCATGTTCCCTCAGGAAGCACGATTGAGAAACTTTACATATGCTGCAGCCACCACTATCGATATAAATATTAAATTTCTGGTCCGTTCTGGACCAGGTCTGGAAAATACACAAATCTTTTATAAAAACATTCCACGCATTCACATTGGCAAGCTACCCATCATGTTGAAATCCAATATTTGTGTGCTCAATCAGTACAAGCATTTTGACAACGAACAAACCGGAGAGTGCAAGTACGATGCGGGTGGTTACTTCATCATCAATGGGTCCGAAAAGACCGTCTTGGGCCAAGAACGCGCTGCAGAGAACCGTGTCTTCTGTTTCAATGTCGAGAAGAACGAACCCAAGTACTTATGGAAAGCGGAAATCAAGTCTGTCCCTGATTTCAAATGCATCTCGCCCAAACAGATATCCATGTTCTTGAGCTCCAAAAACAACGGATTTGGTTTTCCCATCGTCTTGGAACTACCTCGCGTTAAGCAAGCGATTCCCTTGTTCATCGTGTTCCGCGCATTGGGTGTGCTCTCGGACAAGGACATTTGCGAGAAAATCGTTTTGGACATCAGTGCTGGGCACAATAAGAAACTGCTGGGTGCACTCCAGGCATCGGTCATTGAAGCCAACACCCATTTTACGCAAGAGGAGTGCGTTCGCTACATCACGTCTTTCGTCATGTATACTCCCCTAAACATGGACAAGGAGACTGGTCTCAAAAAGAAGCAGGAATTCGCTTTGGAAATTCTGAACAACGATTTGTTCCCTCATTGCCACACCATGGAACAGAAAATCTATTTCCTTGGCTACATGGCCAATCGCTTGTTGCTTGCCTATTTCGACATTGTCAAGCAGGACGACCGTGACTCTTATTTGAATAAGCGTGTTGATTTAACAGGCACTTTGCTGAACAATCTGTACCGCAATTATTTCAACAAATTGGTGAAGGACATGGAGAAGCAAGTGATTCGCGAAATCAACACCGGTTCTTGGCGTTCCAAAGACGATTACGACAACATCATCAACTTGACAAATATCTACAAGATTATCAAGTCCTCCACCATCGAGAACGGCATCAAACGTGCGCTCAGTACCGGTGACTTTGGCATCAAGCACAGTAACTCCAACAAGGTGGGGGTAGCACAGGTCTACAATCGATTGAACTACGTATCGAGCTTGAGCCATGCCAGACGTATTTCGACTCCCACCGACAAAAGTGGCAAGCTGATTCCGCCACGCAAACTGCACAACACGTCATGGGGATACTTATGCCCTGCCGAAACGCCAGAGGGTCAGTCTGTTGGTGTGGTGAAGAACCTCAGTTGCATGACCCACATCACCATCTACTCCAATTCGTTGCCGCTGTATGAGTACATTATCCCCAACATTGTCAAGTTGGAGGAAGCTGGGTTGACCACGGTCGACGTGTTTGACAAGGTCAAAGTGTTTATCAACGGAGCCTGGGTTGGCATCACGTTGGACCCACAAGCCCTCTATGCTGCATTGAAGGAGAAGAAGCACAAGGGCATCATTAACGTCTACACATCGGTCGTCTTTGACTACAAATTGAAGGAAATCCGTGTCTGCAATGACAGCGGGCGGTTTACCAGACCCTTGCTGCGTGTGAAAGACCGCAACATCCTGGTGACACCATCTATCTTGCACAAGCTACGCACCGGCGAATTCAATTGGGACCATTTGCTGACGTCTTCAAAGTTGGAAGAGGCCGTGTTGGAGTATGTGGACCCAGAGGAGCAGAGCTGGTCCATGATTGCCACGAAACCACGTGACCTCGTACACCCTGACCACCGTTTGTATCGCTATACACACTGCGAAATTCATCCTTCCACTATCTTTGGGGTGTTGGCATCTTGTATTCCGTTCCCCGAACACAACCAATCCCCGAGGAACACATATCAGTGTCTTGATATCAACGAAACGGTCTTGTTGACCAACGGAAACAAGGTACCCATCAAGGACGTCAAAGTCGGAGATGAAGTGGTGTGTTTCAATCCATTGAATCCCTTTGAAATGTCGAACACCGTAGTCGTGAACCATTTTGTCATCCCCAACATGGTCCCTGTTTTCGAGCTTACCCTCAACTCAGGCAAGAAAATCATTGCCACATGTGACCACAAGTTTTTGACACAGACAGGTTGGTGTCAAGTGCAAAATGTTGCAATCGGTGACACGGCCATTCTGCGCTTAGAAGACCAAGACATCCTATGTGACATCGTCGTCACCATGCTCCGTGTCTCTGACAGACTGGTCTCCGATATCACCGTCGCATCTCCAAATCACAGTTTCATTACTAGTCATGGTGTACTGTCGAGTAACTGCGCTCAAGGAAAGCAAGCCATGGGTGTCTACGTCACCAACTACGAAAACCGTATGGACAAGACGGCCTATATCCTCAATTATCCCATGCGCCCCTTGGTGGAGACTCGCATTATGGACTTGATAAACTTGAACAACATACCATCTGGTTCGCAACTGATTGTGGCCATCATGACACACACTGGATACAATCAAGAGGACTCCCTTCTTATCAACAAGGGTTCGGTGGACCGCGGCATGGCCTTGGTGACGGTATACCATACGGAAAAGGACGAAGACAAACAGAAAATCAACGGCGACGAAGAGATTCGTTGCAAGCCCGATTCGTCGAAGACCAAAGGGTTAAAAATGGGCAATTATACCAAAGTCAACTCGAAGGGAGTCATACCCGAGAACACGTTGGTGGAGAACCGTGATGTGATTATCGCCAAGGTCACGCCCATCAAAGAGAACCGCAACGACCACACCAAGGTTATCAAGTTTGAGGACCAAAGCAAAATCTACAAGACGAACGAGGAGACCTACATTGACAAGAACTACATTGACCGCAATGGTGAAGGCTACAATTTCGCCAAAGTGCGTCTGCGCACCATGCGTAAGCCGGTCATTGGAGACAAGTTCTCGTCGAGACATGGGCAGAAGGGTACCGTTGGCAACATCATTCCGGAATGTGACATGCCCACAACAGCCGGTGGATTGCGTCCCGACATCATCATCAATCCTCATGCCATTCCATCTCGTATGACCATCGGACAATTAAAGGAGACTGTCCTCGGTAAAGTATTGGTGGAACTTGGACTGTTTGGTGACGGTACATCGTTTGGTGATTTCGAATTGAAAGACATTTGCACCCTCTTGTTGAATGCAGGATACGAAGCGCATGGTAATGAACTGTTGTACGATGGCCTCACCGGCGAGCAAGTGGAATGCAGTGTGTTCATGGGTCCAGTCTTCTATCAGCGTCTCAAGCACATGGTCAGTGACAAAGCTCACAGTCGGTCGATTGGACCAATGGTGAACCTGACACGGCAACCAGCGGAAGGTCGCTCGAGAGACGGAGGGCTTCGTTTTGGCGAAATGGAACGTGACTGCATGGTGTCACATGGTGCAGCGCGCTTTACTCGTGGTCGCATGTACGATGCCTCCGACAAGTACTCGGTCTACGCGTGCAGAAAGTGTGGGTTGATTGCTTCTTACAACGACAAGATGCATATTCACATTTGTCATACATGCGGTAACCGTGCGGACTTTGCTTATGTGGAGATTCCCTATGCGTGCAAGCTGTTGTTTCAGGAGCTGAATACGATGAATATCGCACCTCGTTTGCTTACTGAGAATTAGATTGATACGTTCCACAACTTGTTCTTGTTCTTGTGCTCATGCTTAATATAAAAAATTCTCTTATCTTATATTACAATATTTCACCCTTTTTTTTGATGTTTAAGGATATTTCTCATTTCAACAATTTGCAGGACTACTTGCCCATGCTAAATGGATGCATCAACGCAGACCTCATTGTGCTGTTCCTCGTGTTTCACAATGTGTTTCGTTCCACCTACCTCAAGAGATGGTACAAGAAGTACCAACTAAGTGCAGTAATCGCAGACGTGCTCATCCTGATGATTGGATTGGTGATTGCCCGGTTCTTGTATGCCTATTTGTTTTCCACCTTTGTCCTGTGGAAGTTCACTGCGTTGGCCGTGGTGATTCAAGTGGTGCACGACATTGCGTTTTACCATTTCTTCTCGGCGGTGCCACGCGGGTACAACGAAATGTTGGACTTCTTTAAGGAGTATGCCAAGGAGGCAGGGGCAGGCGCCATTTTGGGCGACAGTTTCATGATGATAATCTCCTGCGTGTTGAGTTCATACTTTGCGTCTCAGTCGGTGAACCTCAATATCATCACACTGATAATCTCTCTCTATTTTGTTCCCTATATGATAAATTATTGAAACAGACGAACAATGTATGTTGTCAAGGCAAACAAGGTCCCACCCCAGAGTGTGTCAATTAAGACAGTGAGAATAGACCAATTTTTGAAGAGGGCATAATTGGTGGTTTCGTACACGCCATAGATGACCAACCCTAAGAGGAAGGCGTCACTGACGGACTTGTGAGGTTTGATAATGAAGTAATTGATACCAGCAATCAAGAAGACATAACAAAGCGCAGCTCCTAGATAATTGAATTGAATGGCGGACCCTTGAACGCGTAAGATTTGATGAGCAAAGTATTGTTTCATGACATTCAAGTAGACAAAGTCGAGAGAAAGGAAGACAATCGCGCTGAGTAACAACGAAAAGTTAAACATGCTTGTTCGGTTTTTTTTATATACTCTGGTGATTATTTATTTTCTCTCTAACTAGAATTGTTTAGAAAATTTTTTGCTATAGTAAGTATATAAATGACCTCTGTAGGATATACCAGCCCAATAAATGGAAGTAATGTAGCATTCCAGTTCCTGGTGGTTCGCCCTCAAAATGCAGGAGGGGCTATCAACGGATACATGCCTCAGACCACCCAAAATGTCGACAAACGCTACCCTGAATATGAACAAATCCGTTTCACGCTAAAGAATGCGTGGAACACAAGCTATCCTAGTCAATTAAGGAGAGACAACCTGAAGCAACCCATCACCACGCCCTTTCGTGCGGTCAACAACGCAGGGGATTTGCTGAGTCGCGAAAACTACTCTTGTGGAGGGTCTTGCCAGTCGTTTCAGAGCCGTCCAGGTCTCAAGGGCTTACGAAACCATTTTGGTGGAGTCCAAAACACATGCGTGCCCTCTGCTGCTTACAATTCGCTGCAACTTCTTAGGAACATTCCTGCCGCTGCATGCAATGTGCGATATGTGTATGATAGTTCCGACTACACCACATACCTAAAGCAAAAAGCGGTCAACAAGAACTACAATGATTTGAGCAATGGAGGCGACCAGTCCAACAGCAGTCAATCCGCGATACGTAGCATCAGACGATATTAAGTAAGGTATGAATGAGACAAGACGAATCGTTTAGATTTAATATAAATGTGTTTTTCCGTATTCGTATTAAAATAAAAAGAAATCGCTCTTTCTTATAGCTCTATATCTGGTGTATAGTAAGTCTTCTTCGGTTGCATATTCATATCAACATTCGTATGAATATTGGCCTTTCTAGGGACGTTTTCCTTGTCCTCTGATGCATAGATATCCTTCCATCGTTTACATGATTCGTCCGAACACTTTTTCATCTCTTCCCTAGTTTGATATTTGTTTAACCAATCCTTTTGCTTTGGCATGTCCTGTAATTGCCCTTTCCCAACTTCCGTGAGAATCGTCACTGCTTTGGAACCAACTTGTTTCGACAACCCTTTCAGTGCAGGAGCAAACATCCCACCATGCCTTCTTTTTGTGGAGCTAGAGCCCTTGTATGGTTTGATACGCGAACGGTATGTGCGCTTTCGATGTGTTGATTTTCGTTTTCGGTGGGTACGCATCTTCTTATATATATTATAT